AATAAGGTTAAGGTGTTGGAAGTAGCAGAAGCATCAGAGGATGATGGTGACTTTTAACCATGAAGCATCAACATAAAACTGAGTCTAAATTTGTCAGACATGAGCCATGCCCTAAGTGTGGCTCTAAGGACAATCTAGGTAGATACGATGACGGTCATGCTTTTTGCTATGGCTGTCAATACTATGAATTTGCTGATGACGATAAGAGAGATATATTGTCAGTAGGCATATTACACAGAGGATTAGAGATGACAGGTGTTGTAGCAGCTATACCTGAGCTTCGTTTATCTAAGGCCACCATGCAGTTGTATGGTGTGACCATAGAATACGATTCAGTGGGTAAGATAGTTAAACACCACTACCCTTACGTTGATAAAGGCACGAATGAAACCACAGGCACCAAGGTGCGAGTATGTGACTCAAAGCAATTCTTTGCTACAGGTGGTTTCCAGAATGTCGGTCTTTTTGGTCAACAGAAGTTTAAAGGTGGCGGTAAATACATAACCATAACTGAGGGTGAGAAGGATTGCCTCGCAGTAAGTGAGATGTTCGACAATAAATGGCCTGTGGTGTCCATAAGATCAGGCGCACCTAACGCTGCTAAGGACATTAAAGAGAACTTAGAGTACCTAGAGTCTTTTGACAATGTTGTTATCTGCTTTGATAATGACAAGGCGGGACAGGATGCAGCTAATTCAGTGCTAGACCTGTTTACTCCTAACAAGGCTAAGAATGTCGTGTTGCCTATGAAGGACGCAGCAGAGATGCTAGTGGCTAACAAGGTGACTGAGTTCGTCAAGGAGTGGTGGAACGCTAAGACCTATCAACCTGATGGTATTATCTCAGGTGTGGACACATGGGACATGATAACTGCCAGAGAGGATGTACTGGTATATCCTTACCCTTGGTCTTGTCTTAATGACCTTACATTCGGCTTTAGGGAGCGTGAGCTAGTGACGATAACTAGCGGCTCAGGTATGGGTAAGAGTCAGTTAGTGAGAGAGCTAGAGCATTACATCCTAGATGCTACAGAGGACAACATTGGTATTTTAGCGTTAGAGGAAGATGTACCTAGAACTGCTCTGGGTCTTATGTCCATTGAAGCTAACTCACCCTTGCATCTCAGGGATGACTTTGACATTGAAGCTAAACGCGGGTTCTGGGAGCGTACTTTAGGTACTGGTAGGGTTTACCTATTCGATCACTGGGGTTCTACGTCAGAAGATAACCTGTTAGCTAGAATACGCTACATGGCTAAAGGTCTTGATTGCAAGTGGATAATCCTAGATCATCTGAGTATCGTAGTTAGCGACCAAGATATAGCAGATGAGCGTAAGGCCATTGACAGCATAATGACTAACTTACGCAAACTGGTGCAAGAGACAGGCGTAGGTTTATTCCTTGTGTCACACTTGCGTAGGCCACAGGGTAAAGCCCATGAAGACGGTGGACAAATATCTCTTGCAGAGCTAAGAGGTTCCGCTGCGATTGCTCAGTTATCCGACATGGTTATTGGTTTAGAACGTGATCAGCAGAATGGAGATCCAAGGATACGAAACACGACGACAGTTAGAGTGCTGAAGAATCGCTTTGCTGGGCTTACTGGCCCTGCTTGCTACCTACATTACAATAAAGATACTGGACGCATGGAGGAGACAACCTGTCCTCTGGACGATGGGGGTGAATTTTAATGGTTTCCTCAGACGCACAGGTCAGAGAGATAATATTTGACATAGAGACTAATGGTCTTGACCCAGACGTAGTTCATTGTGTTTGTGCTTTAGAGGGCGAAGTTTCCTTTTGGACTAAAGACGCTATTGAGTTTCAAGCGTACATTACTGAGGGACGCTGCCGTTTAGTAGGACACAACATAATAGCTTATGACATACCAGTACTTGAGAAGCTGTGGAACATAGACTTTAGTGGTTGCGAGATAGTAGACACCCTAGTGCTGTCTAGGTTAGCTAATCCCTCTAGAGAGGGCGGTCACTCTCTTAAGGCATGGGGAGAACGTCTAAGGTTTCCTAAAGGTGACCATAGCGATTGGGATACGTTTACGCCTGAGATGTTGTTGTACTGTCAACAGGACGTTTCGGTTAACAAGAGAGTCTTACAAGAGGTACGTTACGAGTTAAGAGACAACAAGAGCTTAAAATTAAAAGGGTTCTCTCAGGAATCTATAGATTTAGAGCATGATGTGCAACGCATTGTATCAAAGCAGATAGACAAGGGTTGGTTACTAGACCAAGAGAAAGCATTTGTATTACTAGCACAATTAAAGGAGAAGAAGAATGAGTATGAAGACGAAGTACATAAGACTTTCAAACCGTTGCCTACATTCGTTAAAGAAGTTCAACCAAAAGTTAAAAAAGACAACACGCTATCTGTTGTAGGGTTAAAGTTCTTAGGCGACCAATGGACTGACGTATGCGGTGACTTTAGTAGAATAGACTGGGAACAGTTTAATTTAGGATCTAGGCAGCAGATTGGACGCTATCTACAGTACTTTGGCTGGGTTCCTGATAAGGACAAGTATACAGAGACAGGTAAACCTATTGTAGATGAAAAGACCTTAGAGAATGTAACGGATATCCCAGAGGCTGTATTGATTGCTAAGTACCTTATGATACAAAAGCGTATAGCACAGGTACAAAGTTGGTTAGAGGCTGTTAAAGACGATGGTAGGGTTCATGGTTACGTTAATTCTATAGGTGCTGTAACGTCTAGGATGACTCACTCTAGCCCTAACATGGGCCAAGTACCTGCGGCCTATTCTCCTTACGGTAAAGAGTGCCGACAGTGTTGGACAGTACCCAAAGACTATTCGTTAGTAGGTATGGACGCTAGTGGTTTAGAGTTACGAATGTTGGCTCATTACATGAACGATGAGGATTATACCAATGAAATACTCAATGGTGATATACACACAGCAAATCAAATTAATGCAGGAATTGGAACAAGAGATGAAGCTAAAACTTTTATTTATGCTTTCTTATACGGTGCCGGAGATGCTAAGATCGGCTCTATCGTCGGAGGAAATGCAGAAACAGGTAGAAGACTTAAAGAAGAGTTCCTTAGAAATACGCCAGCACTTGCAGAGCTACGAGAGCGAGTTGGATCAGGCGCTACAAGAGGCTATCTTCGTGGACTGGACGGGCGAAGGGTCATTGTACGATCAGAACACAGTGCATTAAATACCCTGTTGCAATCAGCAGGTGCCATTGTTATGAAGAAAGCGTTGTGCCTGTTAGATCAGTATGCGACTTTACATAAACTTGACTATCACTTTATAGGGAATATTCATGATGAGATCCAATCGGAAGTCAGACAGGAGATGGCACAACAGTTCGGACACCTTGCAACAGCCTGTATGGAAGCAGCAGGAAATCACTTTAACCTCAGATGTCCCCTTGCCGGAGAATTCAAAGTTGGAGATAACTGGGCAAATACCCACTAACCCTGTTAAACCCACAAAAAATAATTACTTTTTTAAAGAGGGTTCGTGGTGGTTTATTCATGTTGACGGTAGGAGGAGGAGAGCGCGCAATCAAAAAAAAGGGAATGATAATAGAATGTATGTTAATGGTAAATACATCAGTAAATCACATCCTTTATTTAAAGCCGGAAACTACAAAAGTTTTGAAGAAGCAGCATTTAGTTCTTTAGAGAATTTTAACACAAAACCAGAGGGCCAAGTTTACGTTATTTCTAACCCCGCGTGGCCTGAGTGGGTAAAGGTAGGGATGGCTGTAGATTCATCTGACAGGCTTAAAAGTTATCAAACATCCGCACCCTTTAGAGATTACTCTTTACTGTACGCTTATGAAGTGAAGGATAGGAGAGCAGGGGAAGATGCGGCACACAAAAGACTTGCCAAAGAATGTGATAACATTAATGAATGGTTTAAGTTAAAACCTGTAGTAGCTAATGAATTAATATTGGAAGTTATATATGAACACTAAACCAAAAGGAAGACCCTTTGACAAATGCTTTATTGATGCTGATTCAATTATCTACCGGATAGCACTTAAAGACATTACTCTTGACCTAGCTAAGAAATATTATGATGAAGAAATTGAAAATATTGGTTGGGATACGTGTAGTTCTGATATAGCGGTAGCTGTAAAAGGGGAAAACAACTTCCGTTATAACATAGAAGAAAATTATAAAGGCAAACGTAAGCGAAAGGAAGAGAAAAACGAAGACACAGACCCTAAACTAACGGAAAGACGAAAAGACCTCAATGAGTATGCTTATAGTTTAGGACACTTTAAGTCTGATAACTGTGAAGCAGATGATGTAGTAAGTATATGGGCGCAAGAAGCTTTAGACGCTAAGGAACATTTTGTTATAGCCCATATAGATAAAGACATTGATATGATAGAAGGTTGGCACTATAACTTTAACAAAGAAACTTTATATTATGTGTGTAAAGACCAAGGTTACTATAATATGTGTATACAGATGCTTACAGGAGACTCTACTGACAACATTCAAGGTCTTGTGGGCGTTGGTAAGATAACCGCGAAAAAGATCTTAGCTGATGTCCGTAAGCCTGATATGCTAGCTAAGGTACAAGAGGCATGGCAAAAGGCTCACCCTGAAGATTGGCAGGACAGGCTAGAGGTATGTTGGAACTTGATCTATATGCGTAGGGATTGGGATGGCTTTCGTAGGCTCACGATAGAGGATACTTTAGATGACTCAGTTTAGGTCAGGACTTGAGAAGAACTTATCAGAGAAGTTAGACGGTCAGTATAAGTTTGAGCCTTACAGCTTACCTTACACGACACACAGGAAGTACATACCTGACTTTGTACATGAAGACAAGAAGGTATTGATAGAGTGCAAAGGGTTCTTTAGGGCAGGTGATACACAGAAGTATACAGCGGTGCGAGATAGTCTCGACAACTGGGAACTAGTGTTTGTCCTAAGCAACCCAAGCAAGAAGGTAAGGAAAGGCGGTAAGATTACAATGGGCGAGTGGTGTGAGAAGAATAACTTTAAGCACTACACGGTTGACACAGCAAAGGAAATGACAAAGTATATTAAAGGGAAGAAGCTGTCATGTCACTAACATTAGATGAACTTAAAGAAAAGATTATAATAAATGTAGACGAGTTGTTAGTTCTAGAATTACTGGACATAAGCACTAAAGATTTGTTAGAAGCTTTTGAACATAGGCTTATCAGAAACTTTGATGAAATAGCGGAAGACTTTAGAGATGAGGAAATGATTGATGAGACTTAATGA